GGTAAATTCCTCTCCCTGGGCGATGGGACAAGTGCCGTCTGTCATCAGACTGATCTCCGCCACAGCGGCACACACCGACCCCAGGGTCAGCATCTCCCCGGAGTTCACCGCCTGGGTCAGGCCCATGGAAAGGATGGCCGTTCCCGGTGTGCCGGAGGAGATCCGCAGACCGCTGTCTGTTTCCAAAACCGTTTTCATCGTCAACATTCAATCACCGAAAATTTCAGATTCCGATAATCCCCGGTACGGGCATTCCGCCATACGAAACCGTAGCCGGACAGATAAGCTGTTGTCTTGCACTGTTTGGCCGTGTTGCCGGGATCGGGATAGGTGAAGGAAAAGGTACCGCCGGTATCTAAAACACGGCGCATGTAGGCCATGGTTTCCTCGTCCAAGTAGGTATAGGAGAAATTCCATACTCCCAGTTTCTGCCGTACCACACGGCGGTGCATGTAGCCGGCCTCATCACGGCCCGCGTCCGCGGCGTCCAGATCTTCAAAGGACATCTCCACATCCTGATCCGGCACCGGCAACTTATTGCCGTTGATCTGATATAAGTCCGTTAATGTCATCATCTGCTCCTCAACTCTTCATTTTCCGTCCGGTCAGAAGCCGTGAACCACTGCCATACGGCTGCGGTACCGCTCAGCGGCGGCACCCACATCCCCATCGGTCAGAGAGATTCCCAGCACCGCCTCCAGGATCTGCCGCAGCACGGAAACCGTGGCCTCCTGCCCGGCAATGCTGCCCTCCATCAGGTCTCCCAGTTCCAGCTTTACCGCATCCCGGATAGTCTGCAAGGGTGCCTCCACATTGGTTCCGTGGCGCTGATCACCCACCATCGCCAAAAAGGGCTTGTTGGCAGGCAGCACCGCACCCTTGGCCAGTTGGGGGATCTGGGGCATCCGCACCTTCCCCAGGGAGAAGCCCAGAGTCTTGCCGCCGATGACCGGTACCCAGTCCGGGATGGTCAGAGAAATGTCATTCAGAGAATCAAACAGACCGTTGAAGCCGGTACTCAGATGACTTCCCATTTTATTCAGAATTCTCAAAATGCCGTTGCTCATGCCGGCAGTTCCGGATTTCAAGGGTTCCCAGACCTGGGTACGGAACCAGCTGCCGGCATTTTTCCAGATCTCCGATATACTGCTCCAGCTTTGACCCGCATTTGTCACCATATTCATAAACGCAGTGCCCAGACCGGACACTTTTCCCTGCAAGGCATCCATATAAACGCCGGTGTTGCCGATGACCGGTGACATATTCGCCAGCAACGACTGCATAAACGCCAGCATCTCGTTGGTATCCACACCGATCACGTTCAGAAGCTCCAGAACGTCGTTCAAGGGCATGATCTTTCCCAATAAGGCCGACGCATACAGCAAAAGCTGGGCTACGGACACCTGGTTTTCCGACATCCATATACCGATGTTTGTGAGTTTGGTTTGCAAATTATCCAGATTGTCCAGCAGATGTTGGGCCATCCACTGTCCCAACGGCACCAGAAAATTCTCCCACAAATACAACAGTGCCGGCTTGCATGCTTCGATGGTGGCACTGAGGGCATCCAGCGCCACAGACAAGGTTTCCAGCACTTTCGGCAACAAAGATTCTGCCGCCCATTTTGCCACCGGCACCAGCACAAACTGATAAAGCCATAAGAAGCTCTCTCCCAGTTTTTCCAGCACCGGCAGCAACGTCACCTTGAACTGCTGGAACGCCTCCCGAATGGGCCTCAGATCGATCTGTTTCAGGGTCTGCCACATATTTTTCAGCACACCAACAACCACAAACTCCTCCCAATTCAGTTTGGGGTTGTATGGTTCTTTGTCCGGTGTCGCTGCGCCGCCTAACGTCACACTGCCGCCCCCGGATTGGGCCTGCAACCGGTTCAGCCGATCAAAGCCGGCAAGGCTTTTCTGAACGGCTTTGGAGGAGGCCGTCACCGCTGTGGCAAAATCATATTCTTCGTCTGCTGCATCGGAGGCGGATTCTTTGATACCAAAAAGGGCGTTTGTAATGCGTCCCACCATCCGGACAAACCGGAGCGTGGCGAAGATCGCATTGTTGATGGCCGGCAGCACCACCTGGGCAATGGGGGCAAACGCCTCTCCGATGGCTACCCGGAGCTTACCCAACGCCAGCCGCATCACCAGCAGCTCGTCGTCTACCTTGCCTGTTTTCTCCAGAGCCGTCTGCATGTAATCGCCAAGCGACTGCCCCATGAGGATAAAGTTTAAGGATCGCCCCAGTCGCAGCAGTGCTTTGTCCAGTCCCGACACCGCCACCGTAGCTGTCTGAAGCGAACCCGTATCCAGTTCCAAAATCATTGTCTTTCCCATAACGCTCACCTCCTTTTTTTCCTGCATACCGGGCAGTGCCCGGTATCGTTTTTGCTCCGCACCCGCAGGGCGGGGGCTTGAAGAATCAATGTGCGATTGCCCCCGGCAATCGTTTGTCAGAAGATTCGCTACGCTCTGCAACACCCCCGCTTGCAAAGGGCACTGTCAAAGAATCTGACGGATGGATTGTCGGCCCAGCCGACGAATCACCATCCGCACACCGCAATCGTCCATTGTCAAGATTTAACTCCCAAGCAGTTTTTCCAGCCGTTCCTTTTCCGCCTGTTCCTCCGGAGAAAGAGACCTTTTCCGCTCCACCAAAGACCGGTTGGCCCGGTAGTATTCCCGTTCCTGATCATCCAGTTTTTTCCCCCGGCGGAGCTTATCCCGCAGGGAAACCACCATGGAAAGCTGTCCCTCTCCGATACAGTGAAACCATCCCAGAAAGGTCCACCAGTGGACAAAGGGCTTCTCCCGCAATTCCTGTCCGGCCGCCTTGTTGATATCGGCGGCGATCAGAGGCGCATCCTGCACCCAATCCACCAAAGCCGGCCCGTCACCGGACTCTTGCCTGCCTGCCCGAAAGAAATCCGCCATCACCGCCACAGCCTCCGACAGATTCTTTTCGGGGATCTCTCCCTCGTAAAACAGCGCCAGTGCCACATGCCAACGGATAAATTCCGGCAGTGAATCATCCTGCAACACCCCGAAGATCTCCAGAATATCCCGGAAATCGGCGTGGATCGGATACGACACCCCCGCCACCTCCAAGGCAGTTGGCAGCGCCCAAAGCGCCCTCACCGGACTCTGTGAGCCTTCGCCTGGGCGGCGTGATGCTCTGCACAGCACTTTGCGCCCTCCAAAAGCACCGGCTCCAGGGCTTCAAAGAGGTTCGTCACCACCCGCTGACCGTTGGAGGCCACCGCCAGCAGATTGACCCCCTGCAAAATGGTGTCAAAATCATTGCCGCCACCGAAGATCCAACTCAGGATCTCTTTCATGGCCTTGTCGGCCTCCTGCAGGATCCGCATGACCGCCAGGCCGTCTGCCTCCACGGCCTTGGCTTTTTCCGTCATATCTTTTTCCACAGTCTGCATTTTTTCGGCTGCCGCCTCAAAACGGGCAAAGAGGTTGGGGTCTCTGGGGTTAAAGCGTAACACGCCTCCACCCAGAACCACTTCCTCCATGCCGGTATCAAATTTGATCTTTTTCATATCCTTACCTCTTTTTTGCTTCGTGCACAGTGCCGGGTTCGCACCCGTAGGGGCGAGCATCGCGCATCCTGTCGGCGCAGCCGACAAATGCAATCCGTCGCCCCCGGCGACACCAGAATTGTCAATTATCCATTTTTACGCTGCGGTAAACTTCTTGGTCTCCACGTTGAAGGTACCCTTTTCCTTCTTGCCGGTGTAGTGCAACGTGAAGGGGATCTGATAACCGGTGGTGTCACCGCCGTAGGAAGTAACCTCAATATACACCTCTTCCCGATAAGCGGTGTACTGACCCTCGGGTGCTTCCTCCCACAGCTTCACTTCCACCACGTCGGTCTTCAGATCCTCCAGCACCTTGCCCTCGTCGATGATGCCCTGCAGCAGATCAAACAGACCGGTGCCGGACTCTGCATAGTAAGGCTCCACGCTGGCGGTCTTTTCATAACCGCTGATGATCACAGAGCGTTCGCCCAGGATATTTTTCTTGGTCTCCACCTGGGCAGACAGCTCAGGGCTGTACTCCTCCAGATCCTTACCCAGGCGCTCATAGTCGCCATCGCCCACGCAAATGTAGTGGGCCAGATATTTCCGTTCGATTTTCATGTTAACCCTCCGTATATTCCAAACTGATCGTGATATCGTAAGTGGCAATACCGGTGACCACCGAGGTCAACAACCGACCCCCGACGGCCCGTGCCACGGTCTGATCCCCCAGTGCAGGGGGATCAGAGGTTCTTGCCCAGCGGCCGAAATCCATCATCCACCGGGCCGCGTTCTCTCCCCGCACCGCCACACGCCGTAGCGCAAAGTTCCGGCGGTAGCGGACACGGGTGTTGCCCACCACATCCGTCTGCCGGGAAAGCTCCTCCTCACCCAGCGGAAACAGGCCACAGCTTCCCGGTGTGGGGGCGGTGTTATCTACGGTCAGGTCTGCCCCACCCCAACCGGGGTAGCTCTTTACCCAGGCCGCCACTTTTTCCAAAATGTCCATATTTTTCCTTTCATTTTGCCCCCGCCGAAGGCTCCCTTGTAAAGGGATATGTCAGCGAAGCTGCCTGAGGGATTGTCGGCGCAGCCGACGATTAAGATCCGTCGCCTTGCGACACCACCATTGTCAACTGTCCATTGTCAATTCTCAATTTTCAGCAGCCCGCCTCTACATGGTGCAATTCTCCGAACAAATAACAGGGTCTGACCCAATCGATTTGGGAAAGCCCTTCCACATTGACCGGCAAAAACATCTCCCAATTGATCTGTTCCGGGCCTTCACCGGGATAGATCCGGTCGCCGATCTGGGGAAAGTAACCTTTCCCCGTCACATAAAGCCGACAAACCGTCTTGCGGCGAAGGCCCTCCGGGGATTCCGCCTGCTGTTGCTCCCATCGGTAGTGGCAATCCGTCACCACCTGCCGGTGGTTCGGCCGGTACACCGTCACCACACCGTCAAATAAGGGATTATTCATCACATGACCCCCCGTTTGATCTCCAGGAAGCAGGAAATGTTACTGTACATTTTCCGGTAAAGGCTTTTCTCATCCGCATGGAAGAATTTCACCTTCACATCCCCCACCGAAGTTTCCGTCAGATCCCGTCTGCGATCTTCCGCCATAGCCTCTGCAATAGCACAAAGAGCCAGCTCCCGTCCGTTAGGGCAGCAAGGTGTCACCCGGAACTGCCGTTCCAGCTTGCCCAGCCAATCCTTCCCACGGGCTACCATCTCCGGAAAGACCGATTCCGGGATCAGGCTGCCCCCATAGACGGTCTTGTAAAACGCGTAGCTGGGCATAGGCTTAACCGATGGTGATGTTACGCAGAACGGCAGCCTTGTTGGTATTCTTCAGTGCGATACCTGCCACCAGCTCCACTTCGCCCTGCTTGACGGCACCGGGTGCACGCATATCAGGCAGATAGCTCTGGATCACGCCGGTGCCCAGAGGGCTGATACCGTGCAGGCCGTCCAGACCCAGACAAACAGCGTACAGGTCGGTCTTACCCTCCTTGGTAGGAATGACGGACACCGTGTTTTCGCCATCGTAGAAACGGCCCATATCCACCATGGGAATACCGGCATAAGTCTCCACAAAATTGCCGAAATCGTCCTGGGTACGCTGATAGTAACCGGCGCGGCGTGCCACCGCACGGAGCTTCACCAGCAGCTCCGTGTTCATCAGCAGCAGGCTGGGGGTGCCGTCCAGGGAGGCCACAAATGCGTCCATCTCATCCAGGAAGGCATTGTAGTTCTCGTCCAGTTCACCGGAAGATGCGATGCTGACATTGGATGTCATCTCGCCGGCAGTGCCGGCCAGCAGCTTGTTAAGGCCATCGAAGCCACCGTCCTCAGTGTCGCCGTTGATGACCATGTTATGGAACAGGTTGGCAGTGGCCTTCACCTTCTGCTCCGCCTGGAATGCCACCTCATCCTCAGCGCCGGAGGTGTTCTGCACCACACGGTCCACCTCGAATGCACCGCCCATGATCACGGCGCAGGTGGTCTTTTTCTCCTTCTTGGCCTCCTGGGCCTCGTAAGCCTCACCCACACCGCGAACTGCGGCAGTGCCGGGTGTCTTCAGCTGAATGTAGCCGTAAGACAGGGTGGAACCACCGCTGCCGGGACTGATTGCATTGTCAAAGGGCATAGCCTCCAAAAGCGCAGAGCTTCTGCGGAACATATCCACCACTGCTGCGTCTACCTTGTCGGCCATACCGACCTTTGCTTCCAAAAGTGTAATTGCCATAATAAAATCTCTCCTTTTTTACTTTGTGCGCGGGGTCGTCCCCGCCGGCAAGGCTTCCCCTTGCGGGGAAGCGGTCGCCGCAGGTGACTGATGCGGTGTCTTATCTCAATCCGTCGCCTTGGCGACACCATCATTGTCAACTGTCCATTGCCGGTTCTCCATTCCCCGACAAGAACGATTGATCGTCACCGCACCCTCAGCTCCGCTTCCTGCGCAGTCTTAAGGCCTCCGCCAGGGAAAGCTGCTTCACCGGCTCGATGGGCGAGCCACCTCCGCCGTGATAAGGCGGCACCGCAACGGCGAACAGATACCCATGTTCTTTTTTCACCGCCTCCACCGCCGCCTCCGCAGCCGCAGAATAATCCTCCTGATCCTCCATGGATGAAACATCCAACAATGCCTTGATGGCTGTGAGGTTTCTGCCGCCTGCGTTGTGGACGGCGATCTGTACCGCCGCATCCTGTTGTACCTGCCGGACAGATGCTTCATGGCGGGCCATGATATCATCCACCGTTTCCCGGGGCAGTGCTTCCCCTGCTACCCGAAGACCTTCCAAAAATTCCCGTTCCATACTTTTGTCCTTTCGTCCCAGTTTCAATTAGTCAAACAGCACACCGTTGCCCCATTGCAGCTGCACCTGCGGTACCTTCTCGGATGTGATGCCGTAAAGCATTCCCAGTGTTTCGCACAGTGCCAGACATTCTGTCAGCGCCTGTTCCCACATTCTCTGGAAATCCATCACAGTCAGGTTAAACTCACCGCCGCTGGCAGAAATCTCCGTAGCGGTGCGCTGCTGGAGATTCACTTCCGACAGCATACCCCGTTGCAGGCCCACCACGGACTCCACGTTCCGCAGGTATTCCTGCTTCCGTGCCAGGAAGGACTGCTCCCGCAACTGGGGCGCAAAAATATGGAATCCCACCCGTTCCGGATCCTCGTCCAGACCGATAAACAGATGCTCCGTCAACTGGTCAGCACCGTCCAGCAGATCCCGGGAGGTGATGATCCGGCTCTCGCCCCGCTGGAATTCACCCCGAAGCTGGGCCTCATTCTCATCGATCCTGCGGATCAGTTCCGCCGCTGCAGCATAGACGCTGACACCCTCCCGGGAGCCGTCCACGCAGCTCAGCATCGGCGTACAAAGCCGCACAAGGCCCACGCCGTCGACAGGATAGGAAAACTGCCCCGGCAGATCCCGATACAGGGGGTGCATATCCAGAGCCACCGGCTCACCCAACCGGTCATCCTTGGAGCGGTAGAGCCGGTTTTGGATGATCAGCTGGCCGTTTTCCGCCTTCCGGCGCTCCAACAATGTGTAGTTCCACTTGCCCACGGTGGACTTTTCCACCATGCCTACATCGGTCAGGTTACCGGCAGGATCTCTGCCGAAGACCAGCATGTTCTGCCGCGGCACCGGCACAAAATCAAAGCCGCCCTCACGGGGCACCGGCTTGATGCAGCACTCACCGGCAATCAATGCCTGCTGCACAGCAGCACTGCGAACGCTGTCCAGCGACGCCAGAACTCCCTTGTAAAACGTGCTTTCGCAGTCTGCCTGATACTCTGCAAATACGGATCGCACCAGCTTTTGCACCACCGTGTATGCGATCCGCTGGCAGGGATCGCTGTCTTTGGTGGCCTCGGTGTTGTAATACAGTCCCAGCCAGTTCTGCCGGGCTTCGGCCATGGCGGCTGTGGTGATATCCACCGCACCAAAGGCCTTTTCGTAATCTGTGTTTGTCATTCTTTCCTCCTGTTTTTTACTGCGTGCACCGGGTTAGCACCCGGGGGCATTTCGTGCCCTGGCCTCTGCTTTTCGTTACGCATCCTGATTGTGCTCGGTATCGTTCCTGCTGTGCACAAACTACCCTTGTCATTCCTCCGCACCCGGGGGCATTTCGTGCCCTGGCCTCTGCTTTTCGTTACGCATCCTGATTGTGCTCGGTATCGTTCCTGCTGTGCACAAACTACCCTCGTCATTCCTCCGCACCCGTAGGGCGGGGACTTGACCCCGCCGCTTTATTTTTCTCCGCATATCACGCTTGTAGGGAGCGGTGCCCCCGGCGCCACCATTCTCAATTCCTCCGCATGACGCCCATGGCAAAATACCTTATATCATCCATAGCATGATCGTTTTCCTTCACCGGCACATCCTTGCCGTCCTCCCAGCGGTACAGTCCGAACTCCCGGATCGCATCTACACAATTCTCTGTCACCTGCAACCGCCCTGCACGCAGCAGCTCCGCCACCAGTCGGATCCCCGGCAGCACCTCATTGTGGGCTTTCCGCACGCGGAATTCCCCGTGCCGCCGGATCACCGTAATGAAAGACGCTGCCGATGGGTCCACCATCACCTGCTCCACCGGCAAATCTCCTGCCAGGCAGCGCAGCGCTTCATAGTATTCTTCATCCGTCTTTGCCCCTTTTTGGCGTCCGTCCCAGTAGAATTCCCGCAGTCTGACCGCCTTTCCGCCCTGAACGCACCACAGCCCCGCCGAAAAAGGGTTTTGTGTGCCGTAGTCCACGGAGATGTAGTACCGCCCGGTCTTGGGCGCATCCCGGCAAACATGCTGTTCCTGCCGGAAGTCATAAATAAGGCCCTCGGCAGCGCACCACTGGCCCAGTACGAACCGCCGGTAAAACAAGCCGGTGTACAGCCGCTCATACCGCTGCCGCACCGCCCCCGAGAGGCCCGGATTGTCCGCCATGGTAAAGTGGAGATGGAGGATGCGTTTTTCCTTTTTCTGATCCAACCACTCTTTTTTCAGCCAGTGCTCCGGCCCGGCAGGGTTGCAGTTGAACCACAGTTTTGATCCTTCCACAGAGCACCGGGCACAGGCCTGCTCCACAAAAGACCGGGGCATCAGCGCTGCCTCGTCCAGTAGCACCCCATGGAGGGTCATACCTTGAATCAGTGATGCGCTCTGTTCGTCCTGACCGCCGAAAAGGTAATAGGTGTTCACCCGATTCCCCATCCGGACGGTAAGTCGGTTATCTGTGCGGTGTTCCTTGATCTGGAAGCTGCCTCCCAGCCAGTCCGGCAGATGAATGAGGATGTTTCTCCGGATGGCGCCCACGGTTTTGCCGCAAAGGGCAAAGACACCGCCGTCAAAGGAGGCCATGCTCCAAAGGAAGAACCCCACAGTCATAGCCAACGTTTTTCCCGAACGCACCGCGCCGTCGCAGAAAATGCCGTCAAGGTTCTTCCACGGAGGCCGGTTCCACCAGGTCATGGCTACCATTTGCCGTTTGCTGAATTTCCGGAAGGTCACCGGTATCCACCTCCTCTCCGGTGGCAGCCAGCAGGCATTCCAAAAGGGGCGAAGGCTGTACTTCCGGCCCGCTTTCGAATAGTCCCAGATACTTGCCCAAAAGCTCCAGCGCCTTTAACTTGTCGTAAAATTTGATCTTCAAACCGCCGGTGCCTTTTTCCACAGCGGCGATGGCGGCCATTTGCCTCGGAGAGAGTGTGTGGGTGTCTACCACGGTGATCTGGCCGTCCTTGATCTGCATGATGTCCGTCACCCGGGTGGTGGCGATACCCCACAGCTGCTCCAACAATATCTCTTTCTCCCGGGTGACGG